AACTATCTTAACGGTTACAGCAACTATGATGACAGCAAAGTTTCTTTAGTATACTTTGAATATAAGACATATAAAAATCAAGTATTCAAAATAAAAAAGACAGACCAAGGTTTAGAAAAAGCTATTGAAAAAACAGATGAGTTTAATCCACCTGAAAACGATAGCTTTAAAAAAGTATCTAGAACTATAGAAGTTATATACTCTGGTGTAAAAGTTTTAGGTTATAATAAAATGCTTAAGTGGGAGTTAGCTGAAAATATGACTAGACCATTTGCTGATACTACAAAAGTTTCTATGAACTACTCTATTTGTGCGCCTAGAATGTACAAAGGTAAAATAGAATCTTTAGTTGGGCGTATTACAGGTTTTGCAGATATGATTCAGCTAACACATTTAAAGCTGCAACAAGTAATGGCTAAAATAGTTCCAGATGGAGTATTCTTAGATATGGACGGTTTAGCTGAAGTTGACTTGGGTAACGGAACATCGTATAGTCCAGCAGAGGCGTTGAATATGTATTTCCAAACTGGTAGTGTTGTAGGTAGATCGCTTACGCAAGACGGTGATATGAATAGAGGTAAAATACCAGTTCAGCAATTAACATCTTCTTCAGGCCAAGGTAAAATAGCATCTTTAATTAATACGTATCAGTATTACCTACAGATGATTAGAGATGTAACAGGGCTAAATGAAGCAAGAGACGGAAGTACTCCGGATAAAAACGCTTTAGTAGGACTGCAAAAGATGGCTGCTAATCAATCGAATGTAGCTACAAGACATATATTACAAGGTAGTTTATATTTAACTCTTAAAACGTGTGAAAATATATCTTTAAAAGTTGCCGACTTAATAGAGTTTCCTTTAACAAGACAATCAATAGAATCTAGTATATCAATATACAATGCTGAAATATTAAAAGAAATTGTAGATTTAAACTTGCACGATTTTGGAATCTTTTTAGAATTAGAACCTGACGAAGAAGAAAAACAACAACTAGAGCAAAATATTCAAGTTGCCTTACAATCAGGCGGTATTAATTTAGAGGATGCTATTGACATTAGACAAATTAAAAATATAAAACTAGCAAACGAATCTATTAAGTTTAGAAGAAAGAAAAAAGAAGAGGCAGATAGAGCAGCTCAGCAAGCAAACATACAGGCGCAGGCTCAAGCAAACGCACAAGCGTCAGAAGCAGCAGCTATGGCAGAGGTACAAAAGCAACAAGCTTTAGCACAAACTAAAATACAAATAGAGCAATCAAAATCTCAATTTGATATTCAAAAGCTACAGCAGGAAGCTGAAATTAAAAAGCAATTAATGGAAGTAGAATTCCAATACAATATGCGTTTAGCTGAAGCTCAATCCGGAGTAAAAAAAGAAAACGAAAAATACAAAGAAGATCGTAAAGACGATAGAACAAAGATACAAGCAACTCAACAAAGCGAGTTAATTGATCAAAGAAAAAATGATTCTTTACCAAAGAATTTTGAATCAGCCGGGTTTGACAACCTCGGGGGGTTTGGCCTAGAGCAATTTGAGCCTAGGTGATAAGTGTTTATTAATTTTATAATATTATATCATGTCAGAAACAATTAAAGTGGATCTTAGAAAAGGTCCTAAAACAGTTGAAGATAACGTTACTAAGGTAGATTTATCTAAAACAGAAAAAACAGAAACAGATGCCGTTCAAGAGCAAACAACAGATGAGACTGTGCTTCAAGATGAAAAACCCGAAGTGGGATTGCAAGAAGTGGTTGAAGAAAACAAACAAGAAAGCGTTGAAGAAGTAATCACAATAGGTGAAGTTACTGAAAAAACATCTGAAGAAAAAGAAATACAACAAGTTATAGAGTCTACTCCTAAAGTTGATTTACCTGAAAACGTAGAAAAGCTAGTTGACTTTATGAAAGAAACTGGTGGAACTCTACAGGACTATGTTAGACTAAACGCTGATTATAGTAATGTAGATTCAGATACGTTGTTAACAGAATACTACAAACAAACAAAGTCACATTTAGACGCTGCTGAAATTGATTTTTTAATGGAAGACAAATTTGAGTTTGACGAAGAAGTAGATGAGGAGCGAGAAATCCGCAAAAAGAAACTCGCAAAAAAAGAAGAGATTGCAAAAGCAAAGAAGTTTTTAGAGGGCTTAAAGGAAAAATATTATTCAGACATCAAGTTGAGACCTGGATTATCTCCTGAACAGCAAAAAGCTTCTGAGTTTTTTAATCGATATAATGAGAATCAGAAAATAGCTGAGCAACAGCATTCTGCATTTAAAGAAAACACTAAAAAAATGTTTTCACAAGATTTCAAAGGTTTTGATTTCAAAGTAGGTGAAAAAACATTTCGATACGGTATTCAAAATGTAGATAAAGTTGCAGATCGCCAATCAAACATTAATAACCTTATTGGGAAGTTCCTAAATGACAAAGGTGAAGTAGTGGATACGAAAGGCTATCACAAAGCTATTTATGCTGCTGAAAATGTAGATACTATTGCAAAACACTTTTACGAGCAAGGCAAGGCTGATGCAGTAAAAGATGTTGTTGCAAAATCTAAAAACACTAGCGCAGAAGCGAGGTCGACGGCGCCTTCTGAAGTTACTGTTGGTGGATTTAAAGTACGAGCAATAAGCGGTGTTGATTCTTCAAAACTAAAAATTAAAAAAACATTTAAACATTAAAAACATTTTATTATGAGTTTTACAAGTAATACAGCGGGGTTAACGCCTTACGCAAAAAAAACGGTATTGTCAGAAAACTATATCGACTTTACAAGTGCTGACGCAAACAGTGCAAACTGGGCGCAGCAATACATTCCAGAAGTATACGAAGCAGAAGTTGAAAGATACGGAAATCGTACTATTGGAGGATTTTTAAAAATGGTAGGAGCTGAAATTCCTATGACTTCTGACCAAGTAGTATGGTCTGAACAAAACAGATTACACGTTTCTTATGAAGCATTATCTCTTACTACCGCAGGTGCTTTAAGCGGATTGCCAGCCAATCATGTATTAGCTGAAGGGCAAACTATTTTAGTTATTAAAGCTGACGGAAGTAAATCTGAAAAAGCTTATATTTCAGGAGTAGTAGGTACAGTTGCTACAATTAAAGGTTATTCTAAAACTTCTGCTCAAATTGCAACAGCGGTAGGAACTTCTGGAGTAAAAATATTTGTTTACGGATCTGAATATAAAAAAGGAACTGACAGTACCGCTGTCTCTGTAGAGCCTTCTTTCACTCAGTTTTCTAACAAACCAATTATTATTAAAGATAAGTATGAAGTAAGTGGATCTGACGCATCTCAAATCGGATGGGTAGAAGTAACTACTGAAGGAGGAGACTCTGGGTACTTATGGTATTTAAAAGGTGAAGGAGAAACTCGTTTACGTTTTGAGGACTATTTAGAAATGGCTGTTGTTGAGGGAGAAAAAGCAACTGCAGCGGGTGACACAGGAGCGGCTTCACTTGATATTGAAGGTACTGAAGGTTTATTCGCTGCCGTATCTGGAAGAGGTAACGTTGATAGCGCTTTTGCAGGAAGTTTAAGTTCTTTTGATGCTATTCTTAAAGGATTAGACAAAGAGGGAGCTATTGAAGAAAACATGTTATTCTTAAATAGAACCACTGCTTTGGCTTTTGACGATATGCTTTCTGGGATTAACGGAGGCGCTTTACAAAGCAACACAGGTGCTGGTTCCGCTTTTGGTGTATTTAACAATTCTGAGCAAATGGCATTAAACTTAGGTTTTTCTGGATTCAGAAGAGGTTCTTACGACTTTTACAAAACTGACTGGAAATACTTAAACGATGCTTCTACTAGAGGAATTGCAGCTGACTCTTCAATTAACGGTATTCTTGTGCCTGCTGGAACTTCAACTGTATATGACCAATCACTTGGACAAAACATCAGACGTCCATTCTTACACGTGCGTTATAGAGCTTCTGAAGCTGACGACAGAAGAATGAAGTCTTGGTTAACTGGATCAGTTGGTGGAGCTGCTACATCTTCTTTAGATGCAATGGAAGTTCACTTCTTATCTGAAAGATGTTTATGTGTACAAGGCGCT